GCCTATAAGTTCAATATATAGTTTTGTTCTAATTTTTAGATCTTTTGTTGCTGTGTACTCAACTATAGCGTCTTGATGCACTTTAGTAAAATAATGATTCTTACGTTTCCTCGCCATGTTCTTCTATCTCCTTTTCTTCATCTATATCCATTAATGTGTATATTTCTTCATAAGCTTTTATTTCTTTTACAATTTCTTTAGAATGTTCTAAAAGGCGATCAATTGTTTCATCACCATAATATGTTTCCATATTATAAACTGATTCTATATGTTCAGAATAATTTTGTAAAACATCTAAAAAGTCTCCTATATTATCAGAAACAAATAATAGCTTTTTTAATAATTTGTATATATACCATACAAAAAACAAGTTGATTACAGTAGATGTTATTAGTAAAATTAAAATCATTCTTCATACTCCTGTTTGCGTAAAACTTCTTTTTCTTTTTTAAGATCGTCTCTGGTGTCTTCGATAAAATCTTTTACTAAAGATCCAACTTTTTGTTTTTTTTCTTGTTTTTTATATTGTGTAGAAAAATTACTTGGAAGACGCCTAAGCTTTCCTTCAAGTTCACAATTTTCTATTTCTTGGCAAACTGTATATTTTTCTTTAATGGAATGTAGCGTTTTAAGTTCTTTTTCGCACTCTTCGCAAAAATATACATATATTGGCACGCTATTATTCCGTTTGAGAGCCAGCAACATCAAATTCAAATGATGGTTGTAGGTTCTCTGCGGTTTCCTCATCATACTTCACTAACGGCGGATTTAAGATCATCAACCCCTCCTCTGATAGTCGAAATTTAAACTCTTTTAACACTGGTACAATATCGCTTTGTTCCAATAAAGATTTTTGAAGTGCCATCATAACTGCACCGACTGCTTGATCTGTCATAAACATGTTTTTATTATCTTCCATTTATTTCCTCCTTAAGTAATCTAAAACATTTATTAATTCCATCATTAATTTTTATCTTTGGCTCCCATCCTAGTTCTTTTAATCCTAACATGTTAGCACAAGTAATATTAACATCGCCCGGGCGAGGATCAGTATATCTAAAAGTTAAATCAGGAAAATATTTTAAAACAATTTCTTTAATTTGATTTAAAGAAATGTTTTGCTCAGTTCCAACATCATGATGTTGCCCATTGAATTTTTCTTTATGTTCCATCGCAAAAATGTTAGCGGAAACAACATCATCTATGTATGTCATATCTCTTCTTTGTGTTCCATCTCCAGTAATAAAAGGCATTTTATCTTCTCTTATATGTTTCATCCAGTTTGCAATTGCAGTCGAATATGGTCCATCTGCTGGCTGGTCTTCTGAATATACATTAAAATATCTCAACGAAACTGTGTCCAAGCCATATAAATCTGAATACAATTTACATTCCATCTCGGAAACTAGTTTTTGTAAACCATATGGGCTGGTTGGACCATTTCCATTGCCTCTTACTGAAGAAGATCCAGAATAAATAACTCTTTTTACTCCTATTTTTCTAGCAAAGTTAAGAATATAAGTTGTTGCTAGTACATTATTTTCCATTGTTGAAACTGGATGTTCAACACTATATGATACTCGCGGGATACAAGCTAAATGAAAAATATATTCTGGTTTAAAATCATAATAATGTGGATGAAAGTGGCCACGCATTGGCGGGTTATATTCTTTTAAATCGTGAAGTATATTGTGGTTTTCAAATAAATCAATTCCTCTCACTTCGTGACCCAACTCTTTTAGCTTTTTGTACAAAGCTGATCCGATATATCCTTTGTGTCCTGTTACTAAACATCTAGCCATTTTTAGCATCTCCCAAAATTTCTCGATCTATAAAATTTTTCCAATCAGAAATGTTTTTGCCCCTCTTTGTATGTCCAAAATTTTCTTTTAACGACCCTCTACCAAGATGCATATATATGACATTATTATCGTCATCAACGACTCTATCAAATGTTACTTGATTATAAGGGGATGATAGTTCAAAATCCACATTTCTATTGTGAGTGTTGCGAAAACAAAAATATTTTAAATCATTTTGTCTAAAGTATCTTGTAAAAGCGTCTCCAACATCTAGTTTCCAACTCCTTGTTTCTTCATCCCATTCGGGGTAAACAGAAGGTGTTTTTAGGGCTAATCCTGTATTGATAAGCATTCCAGATGCATGAATTGCACCTATTCGTTGACTTTCAGGATTATCAAATCTTGTTCCCACCATTTCATACCCTTCTTGAATTTTATTATAAATTGAATCCATCCAAGTAGGGTTTGTTGCTGCTACATCATTATGGCATATAAAAACATATTTTGCAGTTGCATGTTTTAGTCCAATCTCAATTGCTTCAGCATTTGCCCATGCATGCTTGTTGTTAACAACAGTGTTTTTACTAAGATTATTTATCCATAAAACATTTTCAGATATATTTAAAATATTTTGTTTATATGATTCATCTGCTGCATTTTCAATGATTATATATCTAAAATCATATTTGGCCTTGTTCCTTTCGAACGACTCAACACAACAAGGAGTTAAGACGCTTGATTTATACGACGGAATGATAAAATCAATTTGTATCTTATTTTCTAAAACCATTTATATAGTCCTTTTTCATGTTTTGGCTTCCAGCCTAATTGTTTCATTTTTGTACAATCAACTGCATATCTTTTATCTTGACCCCATCTATTTTCCACAAAAGCTATCAAGTCTTCGCTATTGTTGTTACACCATTGTAGCAAATTTTTCACCACATCTAAATTTGTAAAATGATTATTTGCACCAATGTTTATAATGTCGTTGATTATTTTTTTATTAATAATTGTAAAAATAGCATCAACATTATCTTCGACATATAACCAATCCCTTTGATAACTTCCATCCCCATGAACTGGAATTTTTTTATTGTTTGTAATATAATACAGTGCCTTTGGTATTAATTTTTCATTGTATTGTCGAGGGCCATAGTTGTTTGTACTTCTTGTTATAACGTAATCTATTCCATAGGTTCTATTATAAGATAATACTAACATTTCCGCCGCGGCTTTGCTAGCAGCGTATGGATTGCTTGGAAAAAGTCTGTCCTCTTCCATAAAGTACTTTTCAAGCGATTCTCCATAAACCTCATCCGTGCTTACCTGAAAAAACAAAGGTCTATCATATTCTTTTTTGCCCCTGACTAACTCTAGTAAATTGTGTACACCTAGAATATTACTTTTAATAAAAGGAATTGTTTCGTTAATAGAATTGTCAACATGACTTTCTGCTGCAAAATTAACTACAACATCACAAATGGGTAAATATTCTAATTCTACTATATCTTTTTTAATAAGCTTGTAATTTTTATTCTTATCCCATGGAAGTGATGAGTTAGAACAATAAGTCATCTTATCTATGTCAATTATACTATGTCCTAATTTTAAAGCTTTTTCTACAAAGTGACTCCCTATAAATCCGCGACCTCCTGTAACAACAAATCTCATTTTTTACCTCTCATGTTATCAATCAGTGTGTCTAATCCATTCCAAATACTATAATTTTGCTTAAATCCAAGATTTTTTAATTTTGTAACATCTAAATACATATTTTTAATTTGTACAACCTTATGAAAATCTGGAGGGGGCATAGAGATAAAATTGCTGTGTGAGTTTGTTTTTTCTTTTACATAGCTCATCATGTCTATAAAGCTATGAGGGACTCCGCTTCCAACATTAATAATATTGTTTAAAGGGCCTTTTTTTATAACAAGATTTATAGCTTTGCATATATCCTTTACATGCATAAGGTCTCTTACGTTTGTTCCGCCATCATATAAATTAATATCTCTATTGTTGGCAACTTCACCTATCAAATATTGTAACGCGTTTTTCTTTTTAGACGCTTTTTTATCTTCAGTTCCGTATACATTGCAAAGTCTTAAAATCCTATAATTAATTTTAAATGTCTCACAAAAAGAAACTAGCAATTGCTCAGCTGCTCTTTTAGTAATAGAATAAAATCCCTTCGGGTTGCAATAAGAATCTTCCCTTGCAGGAAAATCGTTTGTTTTTCCATAAACAAACCAAGAGCTGATAAAATTAAAGACTGCGTTTTCTTTGTCCCTGCATTCTTCTAATACATCAACTAATAAATTTAAATTTGTTTCAATATCTAAGTGTGGGTCTTCAAATATATTATAATTGTGTGTGGTGCTTATAAAATATAAGATATTATTTGTTTCGGGTGTTTTTTGAGCACGTGGTATAATTAAAGTTTCTTCAGCAAACATTTTACAATATGTACTCCCTATAAAACCTGTTCCTCCATATACAGATGTTTTGGTGTCAACTAACACTTTTGCAAATAATTCCTTCCCAATCTTGTAATAGTGTGCCCGGGCGACAATCGGATCCTGGTTTTTCTCCTATATATTTGACTGGTATTAACTTTTCGTCTCTAACTGCATTTCTTACGGCGCGTTTAACTTCTGGAAACATACCGTAATCATCAAAAATTATATACTCAAGGTTTTCTAATTTTAAAGAATTATTTATGTCCATACAAACTTCATCATATTTGTGTATAGTATCTATAAACACAACTTGCGTTTCACCACATTCTTCCCACCATGGAAATTGATATATATCTTGATATCTATATAATATATTGTCACGGTCTTTATTAAGTTTTTTAGAAAATCCAGGTGGGTCACTATCTTCAATATCATACGTTACAACTTCTTTAAATAAAAAACTTAAAACTCGTGTAGTGTGGCCATGATGTGTGCCTAGTTCTACAATGCTAGCTTCATGTAAATCTCTCTCGTTAAAAAAGTTATATATGTCTCTTTTTAATTTAAGAGATGTTATAGTTTTCCACTCACGTTTATCGGGTATATCTTTTAAAATCTTTTCTATGTTCATTTAATCTCCAACTATAATATTAAATGTTTCGCATATTTTACACATTCTGCTATTCCCTGTTCTATGGTTACAGAAGGGCTCCACCCAAGTATTTCATTCGCATGGTGATACGAACCTAAGCTATGTTTATTAACTTCTTTTACAAGCCGCTCCTTACTAAGAGGTTTTTTGCCAGCAAAGAGTATCGGATATCTATCCCAAAATCTGCTAGAGTCGTCGTAACAGGCAGAAATATCTTTTTTAAAGGCTTCTGAATATAAATCATAAATCTCTCTTACTGAATAGTCGCGGCCACTACAAGTATTAAATACGGATCCGGGCGTAGGGCTTTTTTCAATAATCATGCGCATCATCCTCACTACATCGTCGATATACACATAATCCCTTCTTTGATGTCCTGACGAATAAAATGTGGGTATTGTATCTTGTAATAAACACTTTATTATATAGCCCATCAAAGGAGGCTGTTTCCTCATAAAATCTTGATGAGGGCCGTAAACGTTAAAAAATCGCATAATAACAATGTTAAGCGCATAATTATTAACATATCCTTGGCAAATCATCTCACAAGCGCGTTTCGACATTGAATAGGCTAAGTCAGGCTCTTTTTCAATTAAATCTTCTTTAAACGGTACCGTGTGACAATTTTCATAAATTGCACTAGTGCTTGAGAAGATAATCTTTGGCACGTTCATTTTACGGCATGCTTCGAGCACATTCAATGTACCAACAACATTATTTTCATAAGCTGCTGTGGGATTCATTTGGCAATCAGGTAACGGTGCTATACCGGCTAAATGAATAATTACATCCTTATTTATACAATGATCTGCAAAGGATGGATCTCTAACGTCTGCTAAAATAAACTCGCCTATGCTAGTGCCATCTATAGTCAGGTTATCTTCCTTGCCATAGCTCATATTATCTAAAAGAGTTACATTGTGGTCTAGATTTTGGAAATACCAGCCAGCTTGAGAACCTATAAAGCCTGCACCGCCTGTGATTAAGATATTCATTTATTATCCCTTATAAAGTGCAAGCATTTATTTAAATATTTTGTTGCTGTAACTAGCGCATACATTGCTTGATCTTCGCTAGCTTTCATTCTAAACGGTACCATTCTAATTAAATGTAAAGACATGTAGAAATACCCAAGAGTCTTTACCTTATCATAGTCTTCTTGTAGATCTAGAATATCTGACCACAAATTTAAACAGAATTCAAGTATCCCGTCGTCTCCTTTTACTATATTCACATCATTTAGTTTAATATTTTCATAATTAAAATCAACTAGGTCAAAGTTTGCATTTGACCATCTTTCATATTGAGATATAATTGATTGTAACATTTTTCCAAAATCAAGAAGTGGCGAATCAATGTACTCGCCGCCATCCGGATCTATAATTTTTACTAATTCACCATCAAACATTATATTTTCAAATGTCAGATCACCATGAATAGGTGATAAAAATTTAGGACTAAAATAAGAATAGTGTTTTTTCTTAATGCGATCTATCACGGTACGAGTGCCTAAAATTTTTTGGTCATTAATTTTGATGTATTCGCTGTTTATAATGTGATTGAACTTTTTATTTGATGAAAGTTTCTTAAGTTTATCATATATTTTGGTATCTAAATGGTAAATTAACCAATTATTCTCTTCATTTAAGACTGCCTTCGCAGAGTAAACATCTTTATTGAATACTTCTAGAAGTTTCTGGATGCAAAATCTTTTTTCAGGTGCAGTAAATTCCGAAAGCTGTTTGTAATCTTTCAAATATTCCATATCATAAAAATATTCATTCTTGTTTTCTTTGCTTTTTGATAGTTTTGGTGTTATATCGTGACATATTTTTGATAATCTAAGCAAGTCAACGTATTGTTTCTTTAGTCTACCATATCCTAGATCTAAATTTTCATCTTTTTTAACATTTTTTCTTACAGCTAAACTACCATCTTGTTTCTCTATTAAAACTGTTTTTGCAAAAGAGCCACCTTTGAATTTTCTTATAACTTTTATATCGTCATGTTCATAGTTATTTTGCAAATAATTTTCAGATTCTTTGAGTCTTTTCGGGTCCCCAAAAAAGTAAGCTTTATCTATGATTGTATGTGAAACATTTTTTTCAGGGTTATCAATCAAATACATAATCACATCAGAAATATTTTCTGATTTTTCTTGTTCTAAAATATAATCAGAATTTGAGAAGTAAGTACATCCAATACAACCAAAGAACTCACCGTTTGATTTTGGCAACTTCTTCTCTGATATTTCTATAGGCTCTTTACTCTCTGATATTGCTACAATGCTCCAAGAATTTATCTCATTAATTCCTATTTTCCACACAGGGATAATGCAATCACTTTTTCTTTTATCAATTTCTTTGAAAATTTTAGTAACATCTAAACTATGATCACAGTCACAAACTATTATTTGCCTGTTTTTGATTTTTAATTTTGTAAGAGCCAAAGAGACCGTCTCGTATTGACTTTTTGTTTTTTTTTCTAAGATCGCGGTTCTTATTGTGAAATTTGTATTGAATTTGTTTTCTAATACGCTCTGAACGTCAAAACTATTTTCTTGTTCTCTTAGGAAAATAAAAATTATTTCTTTAATTCTATTAGTATATTTTAAAAATGAATTTACAGCGTTTTCTATGAATAGCTTATTATCAAAGGTAAGGAAAGGCTTGAATTCACATTCGAACCTAGACGCTTCTCCAGCCATCGGAAAAATAACAGTTACTTTTTCATTGGTTAAAAAATTCATAGCTTGTAACCTGATTGTACAGCATCCTCTCTAAACATTTTCACTGTCTCTATGGAAAACTGATTCAAATCTTTTCCCTTCAAATTCATTTTTTTAAGTAGAGAGTTTTGTATTGTTATTATATGACAACCAGATTTCTCAGCTTGATGGATATTATAGATCTCTCTACAGCTGGCCCAGAGTACTTCAACTTTGTCGTTGTTTCTAAAGCGCTGTACAGCGTATTTTACATTAGTTATTGGTGATACACCGGTATCAGCGATTCTACCTGCAAAAATTGAAACTATCGATGGAATCTCATCAACTAAAGTATCAAAGATATCGTCTATTTGGTCTTTTGTAAAAACAGCAGTTATATTTACCTTTATTCCCGATTCTTGCAAATCTTTAACAAGGGGTAGGCATGATTCGCCTAACGTATTTGTAATTGGTACCTTTATATACACATTTGTGCCCCAGTTGTTGATTATTTTAGCCTGTCTTTTCATCTCATCAAGGTCATTAGCGAAAACTTCAAATGAAACTGGTCTGCCATTAATTAAACTTATAAATTCTTTACAGTATCCAACATAATCTTTGACGCCCAGTTTCTTCATTAAACTAGGGTTTGTAGTAAATCCATCTATATTTAATTCATTAATCAGATTTTCAATTTCGCTTAAACTACTTCCATCAGAGTAAATTTTCATATCATAATTTCTTTTTTTATACTTCTATGCTTGATATTCCTATATTTCTTTCCAAATTTATTGCAATTGCTGTAGGATTATTTTCATCATTTTTGTTTGGTTTTAGATCATTAATTAAAACTCTTTGGCCGCCGCCAACACCCATAATCAACTTATCATAAAATATGCCCAAAGATCGTAAACTATCTTCAGTTAGCTTTCTCATGGATTCTCTTCGGCCGGTCAACAAAATTATGTTATAATCCTTTTTATCCCATTCTTCTAGCTTTTCCAAGGTGCCTTTAAGAATGGTTGGTTTCCTTGTTAGAATACGTGATGGACCACAGCTGTGTGTTACAAGTGTGCCATCTATGTCACAGATAATTGTTTTAGGCCTATTCATAGCTATCTCATTTTTAAAATACTTTCATCTTTCATGACAATTCTTTAAAAAAATCTATATATTTTTCCGACACATCTTTTATAGAATCAATGTTGATATTTTTTCTACATATTTCAGTATTATAACAAATTTTTTCTATCACTTTAAACAAATCTTCAAAATCTTTAAAAATATATCCTCCCTGTTTTACAAGCTCAGGATGACCACCGCTATTTAGTGCGATAGCAGGAAGGCCACAAGACAATGCCTCAATTAAAGAATTAGAACATGGATCATTTTCACTGGCGGTTAAAAATACGTCACTAAGCTTTATTTGTTTTGCTAGGTCTTTTGACGAAAGAGGACCAAGCATATTAATATTTTTAAAATTAATAGATGACCGGCCCGCAAAACAAAACTCATATTTATCAAAATCTAAATTTTTATCTAAAAAATCATAATATTTGAACCCTTTTCTAGGATTATCAGACCAACTAGTAGCTATTAGTCTAAACTTCTCGTTCTTTATTTTATCATATTGTTTATTAAATATATATGGATCTGGAGCGTTGTGTATTACAACTGTTGGGGCTTTACAATAAAAACCAAGCTTTAAATTTTGTTTATAAGACCATTGGCTTTGAAATATTGTTGCATCAGCTAAACTATTAAGCTTTATAACAATATAATCCCTATTATCATTCATATCATTATAAAGTCTCATTGGGCCATCAGTTCTATGTGCATAAATCTTATCAGGAAATGCATTTTTAATTTGTAACAAGCTTTCAATATTATGATGACTATTAAATAAAATTATATCTGCTTTTGATGGATTTTCCGTATAAACATTTTTTTCTATAAATTGATTTTTTAAAGCTTTTAAAAATTGATTAGCTCCACCATGAGGAGTGTCTTTTATATCATAACAAATATATATTTTCATTCTCGGCCTCGTATCATTCTAAAATAAAAATCTTTTATGTATTCTATTTCTATATCATGTTTTATTAACCATTTATAAAGTTGATCTTCAGATCTACCACCAACTTCTGCCCATGAGCGATTATCGCCCTTTTCGCGAGAAATATAAACATCTATTAAGTTACAATAGTATTCCATAGAATCGGAATGGCCATAAGCAAATTGATCGTGAATTGGTATTTTTCTATTAAAATGCTTAAATAAAGATACTTTATTATTTTTAATATTTTCTTCTGTCAGTTTTAAAGGTTTCGAATATACCAAATCTGTTCTTGCTCGAATTATCACATCGTAATTAAAATTATTTTCCTTTTCATATAAATTTTTTTGTTCGAAACACTCTTGTAATCTTTTCCATTGTTGTCCAGACCAATCTGGGCCCAGATCGTTGTTTTCTTCGGGATTTATTATTAAACTTTTTAATTTATTACCATAAACTGAAATTATTTCTTTTTCAAGTATTTTTGTATCTTTTTCTTTAGTAATACATTTACCGGATTCCGTTATTGCAGTTATTAGATTTGAAGTTGATATAAATATATCACACTTGTTTGGATTTATTATAGTTTTATTTTGATTTAAAAAAGTCTTTTTATAATGACGCATATGTCCAGGCAAGAATAAAGCACATTTCATTTAATCACCTATAAAAATTGAGAGCTTGGAATATCGTTACTAGAATAATAATCAGAATACCATTTTATTGTTTTATCTAAGCCAGAATCAATGTCGTGTTTAGGAGTGAAATTAATCACTTCTCTTAAAAGAGATATATCTGGGCATCTTCTTTTGACACTTCCTTCTGGTGCTTTTTTTATTTCGAATTTAGGAGAATAATCAAACTTCTTAACAACTTTCTCAGCTAAATCCATTATAAACATTTCGTGCTCATCATTGCCAATATGAAATATGCCTTTTTTATTTATCGAAGCTAGTTTCATTGTAGCTTCGATTGCATCATCAATATAACAAAACGCTCTTGTTTGTGTTGAACCATAAATTCGAAATGGATTTTCCTTAAAATAAGCTCTCTTAATAAACTGTGGTATCACATGTTTAAACCCTTGTCTTGGGCCATAAATGTTATTATATCTAATAATTTTATAATCTAAGCCGTGTTGATAAGAAAAGTTAGCAACAAGCAATTCACCTGCTATTTTGCTTCCACCATACGAATATCTTGGATTAAAAATATCACTAATACAAAGATCAATTGTTTCTGGTGTTGGTATTAAATTACTTTTAAATTTAAATGTACATGCATAAGTTTCTGAGGAAGAAGAGTAAACAAACTTAAGTTTTTGTCCTTTAAAATATTCTAGCAAATTCATTGTTCCCAAAATGGCTACTCTCATAATTTCATAGGGAATAGTATAGAAGTTTTCTGTACCATTAATAGCGGCTAAGTGAAACACAATGTCATAATCTTTATCTAATTTTAAAAGTTCCTCTGTTTGTGTTACATCGCATTTAATAAATTTTACTCCATGGTTGATCAAATTATCAATAAAAAGATCTTTAGTTCCTCGTACGTTATTATCGCATATATGAATCATGTGACCTTCTTTTAGTGCATAACTTGCTAGGTGGGCTCCAATAAACCCCGTTCCTCCTGTAATTAAAATCTTCAATTTAACTCCATATTTTTTTAAAGAAACTATCAACGATCTTTTTAATGTAATTCATTTTTTCTTCCGTTATTCCAGCATACGTCCCTACAAAAAATGAATTAGTAGTCGCTAAATTTGCAACTGGAAATGTCTCACCTAAGTCTCCATATTTTTCTGCCATATGATTGTAGCCTGGATGTGTTAGAATATTTCCTGCAAAATAGGAGCGCGTTTGAATTTTTGATTTTTCTAAGTACGAAACAATATCATTACGAGTGAATGGGGCGCCATTTTTAACGGTCAATAAAAATGCAAACCAGCATGGATCAGATTTTTCAGTTGCCTTGGGTAAGTGAAAATATTGTTTATAAGGTTGAAAAATGTCGATAAGCTTTTTAAAATTTTGGCGGCGCGCCTCATCAAGTTCCGGCAATTTCTCAAGCTGTTTTAAACCCATAGCTGCTTGTAGATCCAATGGTTTTAGATTATAGCCGATTTCATCAAAAACATACCTGTGGTCGTAAATTGTTTCAGGCATACCAGGAAGCCAAGCTCCAAATCTATTACCGCAAGCCGTCGATTGTAAAACACAGCCAGGTTTTGCAGTGTTACAATAACACGCACGGCCCCAATCTCTCATACTTGCTACAACTTTTCTAATTTTTCCATTATTTGTAGCTACAAACCCGCCCTCGCCCATGGTCATGTGGTGAGCAGGAAAAAAAGAACACGTGGATAAATGCCCGAAAGAACCAAGTTTTTTGCCATCATAATATGAACCTAATGCATCGCAGGCATCTTCAACAAAGATCAAGTTATATTTCTTAACTAAGTGCATAAGTCTATCCATATTTGGTGGATTTCCTAAAACATGAGCAAATGCCACACCACGAATATCAGGATCTTCTTCAAGCTTTTGCTCCATTTGATCTAGATCTAAGTTTAAATCTGGTAAAGTTACATCAACAAAAACAGGCTCAAATCCATTTTGTAACATAGAGCTTAAAGTGGTTGGCCAACAAACTACTGGGGTTATAAACTTGGAGCCTTCTGGAAGATTATAAAGGTTTTTTGATTTCAAGGCTGACATTGCCAATAATAAGGCAGAGCTGCCAGAATTTGTTAGAGATCCATGTTTCATACCAAGATATTTAGGAAATTCTATTTCAAACTGTCTTGCGTTTTTTCCAAAAATCAACCAGCCATCAAGCAACACTTCTATGGCTGCCAAATATTCTTTTTTACTAAAATAAGGCCCAGAATAAGAAACCCAGTCTTCTCCCTCAATCCATTCTTTGTCTTTTGTTTCTTCAACATAATCAGAGACAAGATTTAAGATATTTTCTAATTTTTTAGCATCTTTCATTTATAATAATTCCTTATTATCTCACAAGTATAATTAAGTTGCTCATCAGTTATATCCACAAAAGAAGGTAAACAAATTCCATTATCATAAGATTTTTCTGCAACAGGAAAGTGTTTTCTATCATAACGAGGGTCGTCTAGCCAGTTTGCAAATGCCGGTTGTAAATGAAGCGGATAAAAGAACATTCTTGGTTCTACACTATTGTTTCGCATATGTTCCATTAATTGACTAGCTTCATTGTTTTTCGTTTTTAGAATAACCCTAAAAGGTATAAAAGGATCAATTTCTTTTGGTGGTTGATAAATGTCAACATGCTCAAAATCAGAAAATGCTTCTGTATACTTTTTATGAATATGATTCTTCTTCTCTACAATACTATCAAATTTTTTAAGCTGTGTCAATCCAATAGCACATTGTATGTCTGTCATTCTAAAATTATATCCTATCTTAGGATGAATAAAAGTACCTCGATCTTTTCTTCCCTGGTTTCTTAAAAATAATAAATTATCATATATTTCTTCGTTATTCGTTGTTACAAACCCGCCTTCACATGTTGTTAAAGTTTTGTCAGCGAAAAATGAAAAACTCCCAATATCTCCAAAGCTACCACAACTCTTGCCATTCCATTTAATTCCTAAGCCTTGTGCTGCATCTTCTATAACTAAGAGATTATGTTTCTTTGCAAATTGTTCTACTTTCCCCATGTCTGGAGTAAAACCAAAAAGATGAACTGGCATAATTGCTTTAGTTTTTTCAGTTAAAGCACGCTCACAATCTTCCACGTTTATCTGGAGGTCTTCACAAACATCTACAAAAACAGGCTTAGCTCCTAAAAATTCAACAGAAGTTGCAGAAGCAAAAAATGTAGAATCTGGTACAATAACTTCATCTCCAGGTTTAATACCAAGGGCCTTTAATCCCAGAATTAAACCTAAAGTACCATTTGGTGCAAGTACTCCATATTTAGTACCAGTCATTTCACAAAGCTTCTTACTAAATTCCTCTGCTAAAGGTCCTTCTGTGATCCAATTGGTTTCGAAACATTGTTTTATTGCTTCATATTCTTCCATTCCAACATGTGGCATAGATTGTGGTACTTTCACATTATCCTCAATTTAATATATTGTTTCACAAGGCACATCTTCTGTTTCTATAGGCCAATTAATTGGATTTTTCTTCCAATTTCCTTGCTCGTCTATTGGCATTTCCCAATCGCCGTTGGGCGAAGCCAGTTCTTCTATAGAAAATGGTCTGTGTTTGTTTATCTTTAAATCCTTTAAATCGACCCATTTATAATACATGTTATTTTTAAGAGCCTCCCAATACAAACCATAACGTATGTTTCCTCTTACGCGGCCCATAGTTCCTCTAGGATCTGTATAAATTGCTATAGAAACAGGAATCCAAGGCATATAAACCTTTTTATTAGGAAACATTTTACTTGCTGTAATAGTAAAAATGTCTTCCGCATTATTACTTTCTCCGACTTGCCATCCATCCATAGCATCTATATATTCTCGTTTATAAAAACAATCTCCAGCACCTGGCACTATTCTAGTAGGATTAACGGCAAAAACATTATTACCATGTTTGGAGTGATTTATAAAATATGCATCATCAAGCCTAACTTTTCTTTGCGCATCTAATACAGCAACAAATATATCACCCCTCTCAGAAAATAATGATACATAATCCTGCAACCAATTTTTTCTAATGAATTGCATATCGCCTTGAAGGGGGACTAACAATTCTCCAGAAGATTCTTGACAAAAAATATTTAATGCCACTGAGTATTCATCAATAAGATCTTTAATGATTTTTATATCTGTTTTTTCTTTTATTCTGTGGTCTTGTTGATTTATAACTTTCCAGCCTCGATCAGATAAACTTTGTAAATATTCTTGTGTTCCTTTTTCTTTGCTATTATCATCAATACAAATAAATTCTAATTCTCCATCATAATCTTTTACCGACTCCATTAGAGATTCTGCACAGCTTTTTAGATAAAAAAGTCTGTTATAATTAATAATACCAAAAGAGACTTTCATGTTAATATTTTCTTCTCCATTTACTTTTTACTTATTAAAATATTTTCATTATAAAAGTATAAATAATCAATATTTGTTCTTAAAAAACAATTAGTAGCATGTTCTGCGGTCTCGCAAATCGGCTCCCTATCATTAAAGCTTGTATTTAAAATAATTGGAACTCCAGATTTATTATACCATTTTTTGATAAAATTGTAATACCATTTATTATCATTTTCTGTGACGGTTTGTAATCTAGCTGTTCCATTAAGGTGCACAACTGCTGGTACCTTATCTTTTACCTCTTCTTTAAAATCAAAAACAAAACTCATATAAGGACTATCTTTGTCTTTTGTAAACCAATTATTAACTTCTTCACGAAGAATAGAGGGGGCGAAAGGTCTAAACCACTGTCTATGTTTCACTTTTTCATTAATGAGGTCTTTCATATTCGGATTTCTTGGATCGGCTAGGATACTTCTGTTCCCTAAAGCTCTTCGCCCAGATTCTGAGCCACCACCAAAAACAGCAACAATGTTTTGTTTGTCTAACAAATCGATAACTTTATCATCAGTACAACTTTCATATGAGATATTATCGTATTTCTTTAAGGTTTCTTCTATGTTGTCGTATTCAAACCCAAGATAAGGAGTAAAGTTATCTTTCCATTCGATTCGCGGATTATCTAGTATCTGATGCCATAAATATTGTGCGGCGCCAATGGTTAATCCGCCATCATGAGGTGTCGGTGTTGCATATATATTCTTTATTTGTGGAAACCAATCGTATATTTTTCCAATAGCAACAGAATTTAAAGTTACACCGCCAGCAAGACAAAGATTTTCAACATCTTCTACTTGACTTAAAAGACTATTCAACATTGACCTAATATAATCTTCCGTCGCTTTTTGTAAACCAGCAGCTAAATCAAATTTATTTTGTTCATTCTCTTTTGCTATTTCAGCCCACTTATTTAAATAAGGATGCTTAGGGTCATTTCCTGTGTTTGCTCCAATTGGTTGATCTGCTGGTTTGTGAGTTGCCCGGGCAAGATCTAATGTAAGCATTTTGAAAAAATCATTTTTATATTTATTTGGATCACCAATTGCGGCCATGGCCATAACAGTGCCAGCTTGATGTCCTCGCGGCCAACCCGATTGAAGATTAAAGATATAACGTGTGGATCGTGTCCATACACCTCCAATATTCACTTGGTTAATTGGAAAAGTGTGCATATGCTCTATTTTATTTCCTTTTCCTCTCCAAACCGTAAAAGCTGTCGCAAGATTATTTTTTGTTTCATATCCGCCGCCATCAATAGTTAAAATCAAAGCGTTATCTAAATTGCTAGAAAAAAATGCATTTGCTGCATGGCATTGATGATGTCCAAATACATGTAATTCACCACCATTTTTTTCAACAATATTTTTTGTTTGTTCGTATGAATTTTCATGTTTTTTAAGCCTATCTACAGAATAACAAGTTACAAAATGTTTAATATCATTGAATTCCTTATATTCATCAAATAAAAATTGCGCACTATCTCCTGCAGGCTCTTTTTCTCTAATATATCTTTCATATTCCGCATGTACAACGGGCATACCGTTTTCTAACACACAAAAAGAACAATCATGTCCTGACCATAATCCTGCAATTTTCATTTATTCTTTCCTCATTCCTTCGAACACTGTTACTTCATATTTTGAATTTTCGTCTAGCAACATTCTAAAAAAATCTACATTTAAATTTAGTTCTTTTACTATTGCAGCTATTGTTCTAGTATCTTTTGGTAAACATGGTCCACCAAAACCTCTAAAATTTTCGTTACAATTCAAATAAACATCATTAATATGGTTTCTTTGTACAATTGTATTTTTTATTTTCGTATAATCGGCGCCGAAAGCTTTACATACCTCATAGAAACTATTTGCAAAAGATACTAAAGTTGCATTATATATATTATTAAAATATTTGACAAACTCTGCTTCTAAAGGTGGCAACTGTACAATTTTTTTTGGATAGTTTCCATGAGCCTTTCTTAGCAGTTCATATGTCGAAGAATTATCGGTACCTATGACGCATAAATCATGGTTATAAATAAAATCTTCAACGGCACATCTTTCTCTAAGAAATTCTGGTACAAAACACAATTCCAAATTTGAATATTTTTTTAAAAATCGATCTGTTGTCCCAGGTGTAACTGTAGATTTTATTGCAACAATGCCTTTATAATCATAATCATGTAAATCGCAGACGACGCTTTCAACAATATCAATATTACATTCTCCATTTTCTTTAGATGGGGTTGGGACACAAATAAAACATATTTCAGTATTAAACACATTTTTAATTGAAGAACCATATTTTATATCATGTACTTTCATATCATGATCTAATCGTTTTAATCCCTTATATACCGCTCCGCCAACAATGCCCTCGCCTATAATACCAATTTTCATATTATTTCTCTCCAAAAGTTTTTGTAAATAAGTCTACGTATTCTTCAACAAGATTGTGCATTTCGAATCTTTTAACGTTATTATAACAAACTTCTATATCACTATTAACTGGAAAATATATATTTTTAGGAACATCAACTATACAATTTTCATTTAAAACGGCTGTTGCCATTCCTACATCCCTAGAAATAATGGGTATTTTCATGGCAGAGGCTTCCAATATTGCTTGTGGACCACCTTCAGTCCTAGATGCAACAACATATAAATCACAACAAGCATACATGTCTTTTAAAGTTTCTAGCGGAGCCATTTCTATAAAATGAAATTTAATTTTCTCTTCTTTAAGCCTATTAATTACATATTGGCGTCTCCAGCCACCTAGTAGTACGAATAAATTATCTTTATTGATTTTTTTGAGAGACTCAATAAAAAGATCGGGCCCTTTTTCAAGCTTAGGGCTAACCAAATTAGAACCCTCAGTGTCTCTTTGAAAACTCCCGACAACATATGCATCGGGTGGAATTTGTAGTTTTTTTCTAGCTTCTAACTTATCAGTTGGTTGCCATATTTTTGAATTATACCAATATCCAACAACCTCTACTGGTTTTTTTGTTATTTTAGATATAAAATCCTTAGTTTTTTGACACGGAGTGTGATATTGATCTACGTATTCATCTCTGGCGAGAAATTCACGAAGAGAATCTTTAGTAAATTTTTTAAGTACTATATGGTGAATCGTCATTACAACTTTCTTCTCAATAAGAAGCTTATGTGGTATTTTTCTCCATAGCCATGGACTAACGATCCACAATAAGTCCGCATCATTTAAATTGTCTGTATGATACTGTGGTTTAAGATCTCGCCATTCTTTAACGATTCTATCAAGAATCCAATTTTCTTTTGGCGCTAATGAGAAAATTTTCATATTTTTTTGCTACCTCTTTCATGTCATAGTCACTATCATAGTTGTTTTTAATCTTTTTACTAAAATCCATTATAGGAGGTTCGTATAATTTGACAGGCTCAAAGTCCCACTCATCTTCTTCAATAATAGTTGCATCTGGGCCTGCAATTTCCTTTGTTCCTCCTGCAGAAGAACATATAATCTGACAACCTGATGTACGCGCGTCTATAACAACATTAGGACAGTGATCTAACCAAGCCAAATGTAAAAAATATTTAGATCGTTTGTATAAAGAAATAAGTTGTAAAACATTTATTTTCCCAACATAATAAACTCGATCAAATTTTGTCATATTATTGCCATTTTCCCCAGCAACCACTAGACAATCCTTCTCTGAAGAGTGTTCCAAAAAATATCTTATGTTCTCGGCCAATCTTTTATGTGGTCTCCATGAAGAAGCACAACACCAAACATTTTCATGTTTATCCAATATAGGGTGTTTAAATATTGGAGCGTTATCAATATAATCGGTATCCGCACCATTATTTATAACAATGCCATTTTTGTGCTCTCCAAAGTATTTAGTTGTTAATTCCTTGTTGAAATTTGATTGAAATATGACACCATCTGCAATATTATAGGTTTTTTCAATGTTGGCATTTTGTAGTTTGTAAGGCTGTTCTAAATTAAAATAAATCCCATCTAATCTTTGAATAAGAGGTGTATTGCCAAATTTTGTTTGATGAGTTTCTATAAAACACAATCTTATGTCTGGATCTTTATCATAATCAAAAGAAGCGTCTAAATATTTAATCAATTTTGAAGCAAAATGATTTGGTCCCGATGTACTCTGCAGGTTAACATTTTCTAAATGTATATTCATATTCTTGTGTACGGCTTTTTGTTTCTAATCTTTTGTGCTAGTTCAAATTGCTCTTTTGCCTTGATTTTATCCACATTAAAGGGGTTTTCTTTGTTATACACGTGTAGGGTCTCTGGAATGTATTTGGAGCGCTCAGAGGCCATCTCTAAGAGCGGTAGCATGATTGCTTGATCATACGTCATCTCATAGTATTTATCACCATCTTTCAAGTCGTTTTTGTCTAAATTTTTCCACAGCTTATATTTAAAAGTTCTTAAATGAGAGGCTCTCCATCGGACTTTTCTAAAAGAATTTGTTTCAATCACTTGTTCCGGATATCCAGATGGTTCTACGCCCCTTTGACCACCTGGATGGTATACATAGCTACCATAAGTCATCAGTGTGTTGTCTTCGTATGCATCGCAGAGTTTGCCTAAAGTTCTAGAAGAGGCAAACCAATCATCTCCATCAAGTAAAATAATTATATCTTCATCATCACACTCTGAACCTTTGATCGCTTCCACGATATTGGCCAATGCATATTTCCTAGTTTTGTTTGTTATTAGCTTAAATCGACTATCATCTGCAATTTTATCATTGACAATGCTTGCTGTGTTGTCTGCTGTCATATCGTCGATGAGTATGCAGGTAAAATTTTTATATTTTTGTTTCTTAATGCTATCTATACATTTGCCAATCCACTCTCTACAATTATGAAAAGGTACAATAATATTAAATTTAGCTTTTGTATTATTTAAGTTATTCGTTGGTAAATTTAAGCACTTTTGTGCCAACTCTTCAACTTTGTTCCAAAAAATAGTTGTTCTTTCGTTTAAATACTGCAAAGTCGATTCTTTATTGGAAAACCATTCTTCATCCATATGTTGTACGTTTGTATTTAATATAAGTTCACAATCTAAAAGTCTAGCTTCAATTGTCATTCGAGGACAAGTATCACCTGCCCTTGGAAAGAAAATTATGCCTTTTGATTTTGCTAATTTTTCAAGAAGCTCTTTATGTTCTAACCCCCAGACCAATTCATAATCTAAATTATTATTTCTAGCATATTCTTCTGCATCTTCAACGCCCTTAATCCATGATTGTGAATTTAATATTAGATATTTATCATCTTTTTGAGAGGTGTCAAGAGATTGAATAAAATTTATTTTTTCATCAGAAAAAACTGAGCTTAGAACCTCACTATTAGAACTTTCTAAAAATGGAAAAGCGTCATAATATTTATTTTTTTGTGCATGTGACATCCACCAAATAGTTTTTGCCTTATACAAAAATATCGAAATAAGTTTTCCTTTGTTTGTTTTATTACAATTACATTTACCTTCTATGGAAATATGTTTTCCGGGAGATCTAAACATACAATATTTGTAATCATATTCTAATACAACATAATTTAAATTTTTTGCAGCATATAATAAACATTCTTCTGACACCGAAGCATAATTTCCGAATATCCAGAATGCTTCTTTATATTCTTCTAATATTTCAACTGTTAATTGTTGAGAACAGACCCTATTACAAGGGTAAAGACCGCTATCGATAATAGCTTTGGTAGTTAATTCAGCGCCCCCTTCATATTGGTTAGCGAACACATCTGCCACAAAAACAATCATTAAGCGTGTTCTGCCATTAAATTGTCGAATATAGAATCAATTTCTAATTCTTTTTCATCTTTTGTATATGTTGATTGTATAATATCAACAACCTCTTTATATTTTTTTTCAGATGTAAAATTCTCGCATAAATATGTTTTAAGCTTTGAAGATTGTGATTTAAATCTACCATAATCTTTGTATACTTCTCTTAATTTTTCTTTATAGGAACTTGGCTTGGGATAACACCACATAGAATCTTTTATTAATACCTCTTCCCAAATAACTTCTTTTTGAACTGGCGCCAAATCATAATCAACTCTTGCAAAAAAAGGTCTCTTTTTTTCTTTCCCTTTTTTATTTTTTATTTTCATATACAAATAATCTGTATGACCACTCCAGTCCGGAGCTATAATGGGCAATCCATTATAAGCTGCTTCAAAAATTGGAAGGCCAAAGCCTTCGCCGTGGGCCAATGAAATTAAAGCTTTAATTTTATCATGACAATATAAAGAATTTATTTCAGCGGCAGACATATCTCCGTGCAATAAATAAATTTTACATTTTTTTTGTGGAAACTTGCTTATTAAATTTTTAATTCTTTTTTCAGTTTCTTGACGATCTATTGTAGAATTGTTAACAATATTTGTTTTTAGTATTAATCCAACATTATCATTTGCAAATTCTTCAACAAACCAACCTATTGTATTTTCTAAATTTTTTCTTGGGGCCCACTGAGCATTGATTAAAAAGTTAAAATCTGTTGTTAAATTTAATTCTATTTCTTTTATATCAGTTTGTCTTACTGGATAATGTACCACCTCAATAGGTGTTTCACAACAGAAATTTTTATTTACTACAGTATTTGTCTTATTGTCTGTGACTACATAATTCGTTCCTGCATATGAATTTTTGGAAAATTCAGAAATTGTAATAATTTTATCAACAAGATTTCCTTTTTCAATCCAACTTGGTGATACACGAGTTGTTTCAATTCCGGCAGTTACTCCAATATTAACTGGCGCCATTTGTTCCCATTCGTTTGGTATGGTGACTTGCATAGAAATGTCACAATTTAATTTATCTTGTTGTTGGCAAGCTGCAGTTTTTGTTATAATGGAGTCTAGCCATTGTCTTTCTTCTGAAACTTCATGAATCCAACCAGTTTTTCCCCACCCAACAGGAAATAAATATACATCAAACAAATCTTCGCGCGATCTTAAAGCCCTTAAAATAAACCGAGTGTGTTCACCATAACCGCTTCTTGTTAAAGCAGGGCCACGTACTAATATTTTTTTCATATTACCTCTTTAAATTCCATATTACCTCTTTAAATTCCCATGATTTATAATTTTTTCTGTTTTCCCAAGAACCCAATTCATTATAAATCTTTGTTAGCAAATCGTCCCATTTTTTCATGATTTTTTCACGATTATATTTTGTTACAACATGATTTCGACCTTTTCTTCCCAATTCTTCTCTTTCTTCTTCTGTCATGTTATAAATTTTTTCCATTGCGTCTACAACTTCATTTCCATTCAGGCGATCTTCATAAATCCATGGAATTTCTTGAGATCCAATAATCGCCTTAGAGCTTGGTTCGATTCCAATCCCAAACCATTCTTCTCCATCCGTCACTTGCTCTTGAAGACCTCCTGTCATTGTTACAATTATTGGAGTTTCACATGCCAAAGATTCAAACGTAGCCAAACCAAAACCCTCTGCATCAGCAACATTAATTGTGCAATCTGCTAAACAATATATCTTAGCCAATGTTTCTGGTGGGTATTTATTTGTGGAGAACATTACTTCACCGTTGGTTAAACCCAATTCTTTAATTATTGCCTCTAAATCCTGGCCGTGTACATCTTTTACATCAGTATGCATAATGAAACATGCTTTGTCGTGCCCAACTCTGTCTAAAAAGTCTTTAAACCAAAAAATAATGCTACCACTTTGTTTTCTTCTTGCATTTCTATTATTCCAAAAGAAAACAAATTTTTTGTTGCCATCTTTGTTAATAAAATTTTTCTCTTGTACTATGCCAGATTTTTTAAAACGTTCAACTTCTTCTTGTAAATATTTTTTAAATATAGTTTCATCTACCACATGCGGAATATATTCGTGGTCAACTTCTGGAGAAACCAAACCAACTAGTTTATCCGTAACTTTAGAAATAGTTGCCACAAAATCATTTGAATCATAAAAAGTTTTATTAAAAGTTGGTGGTGGGAAGTTGTCCCAAACATGATAGTAAATCATTGGCGCTAAGGCTTTTATTTCGTGATCAATGTGCCAAAGCCAATGCCAAAAACGTGGATCAGTCATAAACCAAACTATATCTGGTTTTTGTGTGCGCATAATAGATCTAAGAAGATCTTGACTTCCATATCCATCTATCGGTTTAATTACCCAGTCGTCACCCCACTCATCTGTTTTTACTAAATCATAATTTTCATGTTTCATTGCGCCGCCCAAACAAAAAAACTTATATTTTCCTGTTTTTAACATAGCCTCAATGAAATATTTTGTTTGAGTTCCAATTCCACTAGCAGATAATGGATGATCTCCTAAAGTCAAAATTTTAATCTTTTTATTCAATTTTACCTCTCATGTACAGTATTTGGTTTTATAAAATTCGCACGTGCCATACCTACCATGGCAAGAAAGCCTATTTTTTATAAAAATATTTTTATCAATATTATAAAGAGCTTTATTTAAAAATTTAATAGCATTTTCAGTTTTTTTAGGACCACTAGTTGTTCTAAACAATTCAACATTGTTTTTCTTTGCAGTTCTTTTCACTAAACCAAAATGTGTTTCAATATCTTTAGGATCTAAGTTATGTTTTAAGGCAAAATAATATTTATAGAAAGTTAGTTGATAAGTAATCATTTTATCACTTTTTTTTCTAGAATCCCAACCCCATGAACATGTTTTCCAATCAATGATATGATATTTACCATCTTTTGTTTTTACTACTAAATCTATGAACCCTTTGAAATTATATTTCTCTTTTAAAGACATTTTTATAGGCTCATAAAGTTGTTCTTCCACAGAAACAACTTCAAAATCTCCAAAATAATCCTTTAAAGCATCCATAGATAAAGAAGCTAAAAGATCACCTTGTTTTCTTAAGTCTTCAACTAGTTTTTTCTTAAGTTTCTTCTTAACTTCTTCCGGCAGTGCTTTTAATTCTTCTAAAAACTTATTTTGAAAGAATTCTTTTTCATTTATATTTTCTTTAAGTAATACTTTTTCATATGTAGAATGGATCGCAGTACCAAAGGCAGTATATTCATTACCTTCGAAACCCTTAAGCTTCTCAATATACATAAGCTTATGTTTCCAAGCACATTCTTTCCAAATTTTTACTTCTGAATATGACACATGCGTCATTGTTCACCTCTTTTTATTATTTTAACACATTTTTCTTTGTTTTACCAGAGGTTTTTTTAGTTGCAGTGTTTTTTCCAGGCCACGAAAATTTCGTGTCCGTAGTGTCCGTAGTGTCCGTAGTGCTTTTTGTGGCCGCGGGCTTAGGCTGTTTAGACTTCAAAGGCTTAGAAGGCTTAGGAGGTTTAGGGGGTTGAACTGTTTCTTTTTTTGGTAATTTAAATTTCCATACCCCAGAAGCGTTTCTTTCACCGTCATCGCTACGTACCGGCCTAGACTTATCAAAACAATCCTTTTCTGAAACTTTGTAATTAAGTTTTTTTAATTCAGTTAAAACTCTAGTCATGTCATAATAAGAAAGACCTTTCCAACCAGGCCGTGCCTCAACTTTTATATGTACACTTAAAATATTGGTTTGTTCGTCAAGATTTACTTCAAATTTATCTTTTTTCATTTTTTCTCCTTGAATATTGCTAATAATTAGCAATATTTGTAATTTTATTGTATAATAGTGGACTTATATTTTTTAAGTATTCTTTATCTCCTAAAAAGTAATGTTCAAATCCATTTGCAAAATATTCTCGTAAAGAAGTAGCAGCATAAGGAGAATAAAAAAGACCCATTGATATATTTGTTAAAGCTTCATAGCCAACACTTTGATATAAAAATTGATCAAAATTTTCATCATATTCAAGTTCTAAACAAGACTCGGAAGGTATTTTAAATCCTTCGGCTGTCAATAAAGAACATAGTCGCTTCCTTTTTCCTAAAAATTCTCTCTCAACTTCGCCATCAAAATATAGTTCTTCTCCAGCGAATTCTTCAACAGAATGCGCCGTTTCGTGTATAATATCATCTATCATATCTTCTTCGTTAGACTGGTCATTGGCAACATATATAGCGTTATCCATGTATATGGCATTAATATCCTTTTCTTTCAAAAAAGGAAAAGCTCCTACATATACTGCATCAATTAAATGCGTCAAATGAGCGGGTAAACGTTTTTCAATATATCTTAGCACATAGTCTATATCAACATCTTCTGGTAGAGGGTCTTTTATATAAACTAATTTATCATGTAGATATTTTTCTCTACTTTCTTTTAAAGATCGCGAATGAGATTTTTTTATATACTCACTATCCATTATTTTCTTCGGGTTCTTTGGCTATTTCTTCTTCCCATGCTTTTCTTCCTTCTTCAACATCTAATAAAGCTTGCTGATAACCTCTAATAAAATTTTCTTCTGCTAAGGGCAAAAGAAATTCTGGAAATTCCGCGGCCATAACTTTAAGAATCATTTCTACATTGACGTCTCCATTTTCAGGTTGTTCAATTTCGCCAACATAGTTAATGAGCCACTCTTTCATTTCAGAATCCGGCTCTAAAGGTTTAAGTAAATCCGGGTTTTCACCTAAATCATCGTTTGTCATAACTGCAACATCATTCTCACTCATTATATACCTCCTTTGTATAATTGTCAATAAAATTAAAGAATTTTAGCTGCTAATGTAGCAACATTAGAACGTTCGCCTTTAATAAGCGTTATGTGACCAGACAAATCATAACTTTTGAATTTTTCAATCGCATATGTTAATCCATTTGACGTTTCATCCACATAGATATTGTCAATTTGCTCAATATCCCCTGTTAAAACAATTTTAGTGTTCTCTCCAACTCTTGTAAGAATTGTTTTAAGTTCATGAGCAGATAAATTTTGAGCCTCATCAATTATAATAAATGAATTTGCTATAGAGCGCCCTCTTATATATGTCAAAGCCTCGATTTCTATTGTACCATTTTCTGTATACATTTTAAGTGTTTCTTTGTCGTTTCCCATTAAAAATCGCAAATTATCTTGTATTGGCATTAACCAAGGGCTCATTTTCTCTTCCATTGAGCCAGGCAAATAACCAATATCTTTACCCATGGGCTGTATTGGTCTAGAAACTATTAACCTTTTATATCTAGAAATTTCACTTTCTTCGACAACCTGTGCCAAACCAGCAGCTATAGCCATTAATGTTTTACCACTTCCTGCTTTACCAACAAGGGTGACAATAGGAATATTAGGATCGATCAAAAGATCAAGTGCAAAATTTTGCTCTTTATTTCTTGGTTTTACTCCCCAAATTCCTTTTTTAAATTGTCCATTGATCTGTTTAAGTGGTTCTGTATGGCTTGAAAATCTTGCCAATGCTGTCTTTTTTTCATTAGAATTTGATACAAGCATAATATATTCATTTGGATAAAATTTAATTTTATCTTTTTCTAAATATACCATTTCTCCATTATAGAATTGATCAATAAATTCATTATCAACTAAATGAGTGCGAAACCCTTTATATAAGGCTTCTGTATCTTTAACAACTTGACTTGTTATATAATCTTTACATAACAAACCTAGCGCATCACATTTAACACGCATATTAATATCGCGTGAAACCATAATAACTTTTCGATTTAGATTTCTTTTTCTTTCGCTTAACGCAACACTAATAATTTCATTATCGGGGATATTAAAATCAAAATCTTTGGGTAAAACAGATTTATCAGAAGCTTTGGCAAATAATATTCCCTTGCCCTTGGCAATTCTAACACCTTTGTACAAACTTCCCTTTTCTCGTAATGAGTCTAGTATACGTATAATTCGTCGAGCGTTGGATCCAACGCTATCTTGTCGTTTTTTGTGATTATCTATTTCTTCTAAGACTTTTAAAGGAATAACAATGTCGTTAGTGCCATATGTATATATGGCATTTGCGTCAGTTAAATAAACACTAGTATCTAAAACATATATTTTTTTTGCCATAATTAGCTGTCATTAATAACTAGTTTCAAGATTTGTTTAGTTAAAAAGAACGATTGATTTTTAGTCTCTATATTTATTATTAGGAGGCAAAATATAATGTTTAATATAATTAAAAATTTCTCTTTACTGATAGTTTTCTTTTTAATAACAATTTCTTGTGTAAATAACAGTATAGTTGTTAAAGATTCTAATTCAGCAAACGTATTGCCGCGCGAGTCTTTCGTATATCTTGAAAAAAAATTAAAGGTCATCTCGTGTAGTGGTGAACAGTGTCTTTCAATGGAATATCGCTCTTCTGCTTCTGGTTTTATTGTAAATATTCAAAATGATGGAGCTTTTATTGTTACAGCTGCGCATTTTTGTGAAAATCAAGTAAAGGCGGGCCCTGGCGTAAAAATAAAGTCATTTTATAAAGCAAATACAATAAATGGAGATAAGTTTAGCAGCACATTGTTACATTATGAAAGAGATATTGATGTGTGTTTGCTTTTTGCAAAAAATATGTTGAAAAAAGTAAAATCTGCACAAATGGCAAAAACGGCGCCTGTGCCGGGGGATAAAGTATATAATATAAGCGCTCCTGATGGCATATTTGTTCCTGGGATGGCGCCAATATTAGAAGGGCGTTATAATGGAGAATTAGGAGGAAGTTCGTGTTACACAGTGCAAGCGGCGCCAGGAAGCTCTGGATCAATGATTGTTAATGAAAAAGGCAATCTAGTGGGGATGATACATTCTGTATATGTAAGGTTTAATACAATATCCTTATCGACCAATTATTATGATTTAAAAAGGTTTATAGAAAAATATTTACGAAAATATATTTTATACAAAGATGTTATGAGTGATTTAAGTTTAGACAATATTTTTACATCTAAAAATTAAGACCTTTTCCATATTTTTTTTCCAGATCTACGTAATACTTTTTTTAAATTTCTATGCGCATGAAGTGCTGGCATATATTCTTTAGCATGCGCATATAGTTGATTTTCTGTGTAATTTATAAAAGTATTACAAAATTTTTCAACTAGGTGGTCATAAGCATCTTTTTTTGTGGGAAAATCCATTATAAAATATGCTGATTTTTTGGCCATTATATTATCAACTATTAATGAAATAAAAACATGCCTGGAATTTACTGGAAATTCTACTTCTATACTAATGTTTCTAGGTTCACAAATATAGCTAGCCTGTCTTACAATCATTTTTAAACTTCCTCAAATAAATAATTATCAAATAATTTCATATATTCTTTATACGATATTCCATAGATTGCATACATTGCAGCTGCAACGCTGCTTAACAAAGAGTTACCATCTTGAGGCGTAAAACAAAAACCGGTTATTACTGTTTTACCATTGTTTCTTCCAACGTGAAGAGAGGGTATAGAAACAACAGTATGATTAAATATTCTGCCATAATATCCATGATCTCGGCCAAATGAAAAGACTTTGTTTGCAAGATTTTTATATGAAACTGCAATAAATTTATTATTTTTAAGTTTATCGAGGATGTTTCCTTCAGTTGTGTGTTTATTAACATGTATATTAAATCTGATGGTGTGCATGTACTGAGTGTTTACTTTAAGAGCACTTGAAAAAATATTTGGATGTTCATATATTGTCGAAAATAAATCATATGCATCTTTTGCATGATGAGTCCCAAAAGATTTATTTTTATGACTTCCAACTTCTGGTGAGGCAATAAAACTACCATTTTGACTAACATCATTTGCACGTCGTATACATGTAAAATCTCCACAATGAAGGTCTGTTATGGTAGGACAAATTGCTTTTATCAAAGAAGAAATATTGTGTGTATTACAACTAACCACTTGAATAAATTGTGGATCTTTTTCAATTAGAGCCTCATCGTTGATTCCATAAGCATATGGCAACCCAAAGCCTTTTTCACTGCCCTGTGCAATAAAAACTTTTTTCTTATTTTTATGTCTTTTAAGTGGTAGATAATGTGTTTCTTTGGCGACATTTCCCGCAGGAGTGCAGTCAATGACCACATCACACAGTTCTAAGGCAGCTTGATAACTTAAAATTGGCTTATGGCCCAATTTTTGAAAAGCTTCCGTTTTTTCTGGATCTACAACTAAATTTGCGCCCCTGTTGATTAAACTGTTAACCTTGGCAACTTCATCTATTAATGGGGTTCGTTTATGGAAATATATATCAACTCCTAATTTCTTTTTAAAGTCAGAAAGAAGGCCTATTAGAGGCTCTCCAATAGTACCAGTACCAATAATTAAAACGTTTTTCTTGTTCACTATCTCACAACTTTAGTTTCTTCTGGAGAGATAAATTTTAGTATTTTATTTTTATTTCTATGATCAATTAATGTTAAATACTGATTGGTGCTCCATGATAAATAATCGATATTCTCTATTAAAAAAAAATTATTATTATATTTCACCATGCTGCCAATATATAATTTATGTTTGTTTTTGTCTAGTGCGTATCTTCTTGTTACCATTTTTTCGAGGCCTTTTGTTAGGTTTTTTATTTTCTGATGGGGGAGGATCCCATACTTTAACTCTAAACGTATTTGCGCCGCGCTTAACTTTAATTAAATTATGTTTACCAATTAGTTCATTTCGATATTTATCTGCTTCTGCAAATGTATCAAAATGTGCTATATTCTTCCAAATCTTGTTTGCCATTAGTTACTCGCTTTCCTCGTTTTCTACCTTTTTTGCATCTGGTGCTAGAACGGGCTGTACAAAAGCAGCTGCAGCTTTTGCCAACACAGATGCTTCTTGTAGGTCATAAGCACCGCGTTTTTGTGCCACATTGATTCCTTGAATTAAAATTTTTAAAGCTTCAGTTTGATCCATTATGTTTTCTCCTTATTTAATATTATATTAACCTTTGTGTTTACATACCACCTAATAAGGTTAAAGCAATTAATCCAGGCAATTCATCACGAACATATATTCCTGAAAAAAGTGTTTCTGCTCTTCCACCTACATAGGAAAAGGCCGCTTCTAGTTTATTACTTATACTTGGGTCATTAGCCATTTCCGAAGTTGTTATTAGAAGCAAGACACCTGTTTTTGATTGATTTGTTGGCGGTGGACAAGGAGATGATTTTAAACAACCTTGGAATACAGTAGAGCCAAGATCTGATTTGGTAAAATCTCTCACTATAGTACTGCCTACTAACATGCGTCCACTTGTTTTAAGGCATCTTTCTAAATCTTTTGAATCAAAGGCCTGAATTGGCGATGGTTCGTCTGCTAATTTTAATATCTGCGCAAATAATTTTGCAAAATTTCTATTAGCTGCAGGGTACATGTTTAACATTCCAACTTTACCACGTAATAAATTTAATTGTTTTTCATTATCAATAATAATATGTGTTTGTTTACTTATATCCTTCAACATAATTTCATGATTGGTTTTAATTGTGGGATTTAAAAGTTCCTGTGAAGTTGGTGTGCTAACAATGTATACAACTTTGCCACTAGCACCAATAGAAGATAAATAACGACTCATAGCTTTATGTAAAACATAACTAGCACTACCAGTACCACCTCCTGCACCTGCTAATACGAAAATCCAGTCAACTTTGCCAACTCGTGTCCTAAGTGCATCCTCAACTAATGTGCTGTGATTTGATAATATTTCTTTACCCAGCTGAACATCTTTAGCAACACCATCTGCACCTGGAATTAAAATAAAATTTTCTGGATTAATACCTTTAGGTTGGTCTTTTTCTGTTGTATTTATAAGAAGTGTTTTATTAAAACCTATATCTAGGAAGGCTTTAGCTAATTTTCCGCCTCCTCCTCCCATTCCAACAAAAGCACAATTAATTGCGCTTAGTGCTGTATTTTCTTCTAACATTCTATCATCTACAGAGGGCGCTTCATCATATGCCTCTACAAAATCAAAATCATTTGGATTTTCTGGTAAATCCCATTTTTCTTCTGTTGTTTCTTCTGTTGTTTCTTCGCTCATTGTTAATAATCTCCCTGTAAATAAATAGTCAAAAAATTTATATTATTTTCTTTTTAGTGGAGGCGCCGAGAATCGAACTCGGGTCCAAAATAGCTCAAATATTCTGTCATTCACAAGAATAGGTACATTCACCACCGAAGTACCAGCCACCTGACAACATCAGGGAATCCATTTACCAACTTAAGGTGTTGGCTACCGAAATATATAGTTGTAAAAACAACTATTAGGTTATTTGAACCCTTAAAAACTAACACATGATATCGTCTGTGTTACCGAACTAGCTTTTTTAATAAAGCGCTAGCAACTCCAAATTACGCAGCTAGGGCGTAATTAAATTCAACGTTATCGTTGGCATTTATAAAGTTTAAGTATTTTTGCTGTGATACTTACACAGTCTTGCACAAAATAATCTCCCTATTCTGTCGAAACCATTTCGCCCCCATATTTTTAAAGAACTAAAAAAACTATAAAGGGTGTTAATCCTTCACATTAACAAAGTTAGACTCCTTTTAACTGGGAAACATTAATTATCCGACACATATATCGTACCCCCTTCAAGAGAGTCATTGAAGGTTTATTATTTCCATATATATACTCTAATGTACCCTTTATAGTATTAGAATATGAATTGATTATATATTATTTGTCAAGTTTTTTAATCATTATTTTCGAAAAAATTCTCTGTTTTATATTTTTTTATTAATTTATTGAAATTTTGTTGCCTTATGCCTAAAAATCTAGCTGCTTCTCTTTTAGATTTGCACGCAGAAAGAGTATATTTTAATACAGCATCTTGTACAATTTCCTTCATCGATTTCCAGATTGGTAATCCATATGATTTGCCACCAAACACTTTTGATGCCAATTCCAACTTAAGGCCAATAATCTCTTCTAAAGAAAGATTATTGAGCATGATCTCGAAGGCTTCAGTAGATTTTTCTTCTTCACGAAGCTTTTTGATCAAACTATATCGAGTATTTTTACCTCTAGGTTTTTTTTTATTCCAGGTCATTTTTTACTTTATTTTTCTTTTCAAATCTGATACCCTTGGACGGATGGTTGGTAATTAATTCTTCAATCTTTTTCATTCTTTCTTTTTTCTTCTTACATTTTAACATCTTTTTGTTTGTTTTTAAAGAATTTTAAATCTGATTAATTAGGGGTAATCTATTATAATGGTACTGGGACAGATGATCCTGGTTTAGTTACCATAGCATTTTCCCACTCTTCAAAATAACCAATAATATTTTTAATTAAGTAATCTTCAAAGATGGTTCGATCTCTGGGGTCTCTCGTTTTTTTCAATTCATTTTTAATTAATTCACCAAGAGATTTCCAGGCATCTTCAGCTGCAGCTGCACCAGACTCATCCATTCCGGGTAACATTTGAAACTTTTCTATTTCTTCAGTTTCTAATGCTCTTTCTTTGCTAGTTTCTTTATCTGTAACATTAAGATCAACGCCACCAGTTGGGGTTGCTTTTAAAGCAGTTGCTTTACTTTCAGATTCTTCATCTTCGCCACGATTAAGTCTATCTCTTTCTAATAATGCTTTTGTGGCGTTTAATATATGTGCGGCATAAGATTTTCTTTGTTCAGGGCTAGTCGTTAAACTAACATAACCACTTTTTAAATCATTAAGAAAACTAGTATTGCTAACAAGATGCTCTAAATAATTCATTCCAGTTTCATCGTGCACTTTTAAATCTGAAGGCTTGGCTTCTGAAATAAGTTTTCTAATAATTTTACGAAGTGTGTTTTCTTCTTGCAACCTTCTCGATTCTAATAAGCTAATTGCTTGACGTATTGTTTTACGCAATTCCATTTCTTCTTTGATTTCACTTAAAAATTCTTGTCTTTTAATCTGCATTATAGTACTCCGACTCCATTATTTAAATAGTTTACAATATTTTCAACAAGCTCTTCTTCTTCTAAAGTGTGTGATTTTCTTGCTTCTTTCTCATTCTCATTTGTAAAGTCTTTTCCCCAAGCACCTGCCACATGCCCAGCAACATCTCCTGCTGCCATTGATGACGCCTCTTCTAATTCTTCTTCATCTCCTTCTGCAACATGTTTCATGCGACCTTCATGATCATCATTATCATAAATTGCATCTTCTGCTGCTTGATCGTTCCATTTTGCATGCCCAATTGATCCAAGATTTGCTTGATGTTGTACAGCATCAAAACTTGAGCGCTCTGTATTGGCTTCATTTATACATTCTTCAACTAGCCCGAGAAATATGCCCAACGGAAGTGGACGATCCTCCTGTAATTGTTCTTGTGGTTCTTCTTGTGGCTCTTCTTGTGGTTTTTCAATTGTTCCTCCGCCAAGTGTAGTAAATATTTTTTCTGCAAAATCTAAGCTACTTTCTGGAATATAACTTTTAAAGGTTTCTATATCACCATTTTCTACAGCTTGTCTCATAATACGTGCGCTTAGTGGATTTCCATTATCATCAGCTATATTAGGAGCAGGAGTTGTCTCTAGTTCAATATTTCTAGGATTGTTCCTGGGGTTTACCATTATTTTTGGCCATCTCTCTTCATCTTTTTCTCCTGCGCCTAAAAGAATAATTTGATCTTCTGGGGCTTGATCGCGAACATAATCAACAATAGGTGCAATCGGCCCAACACCTTCAACATTTTGAAACTCTATTCGACCAGATGGCCATTGAATAGATGGTTCGTTTCTTAAATATATATCCCAAATATCCATTGAATCTTGTGCGGTTATTGCTCTGCCATTAATGGTTCTTGGTTCTCCTCCTCCACTTCCCATTAAAATTATTACCTTTCCACTTGGGCCTACTTGTTGATTATAAAATTTAACCATTTCTAAGTGGCCTTTATGTGGCGGTTTAAAGCCGCCTGCTAAAAGTGCTAACTTTGGTTTTTCTATTTGTATATCTGTACCTGCCTGTTGTGCTAATTCTTGTCGTCCTGCAGTGCCATGAGCACTAATTAATCCTTCTAGAATAAATTCTCCTGTAATCTTAACAGGTTTTTCACCAAATTTTGGATCTCTTAAAATAACTCCTTCATGATTAACAACATCGTCAAGTTTGGGATCCCACCCAAGTATACTATTAATTTCTTCTGAGACCTTTAATGATCTTTTAACAGCATTACCTAATTCTTTTGTTGCATGATAAAAAATAGCGCCATTGATAGCCCATTCGACGTCTTCTTGTGATACTAATAAATCAATTAATGGTGTTTTATTTAAAACAGCGATATAAATTTCTTTACTTAAAGCTCCCGGAGTTCTTCCTTCTTTCGTGGTTACTGTTTGGCCCCGGGGATTTTTAGCATCTTGTAACCACTCTCTAATAGAATGTGTTTGTACATCATCTCTTGTTAAATATATAGGAAATTCTGTATCCAACACAGTTTCATAATCAATTGGTGCAGCGTTTTCTGTTGGAGTATCTCCAACCAAATTAAAATCATATTTTTCTGCAATTGGCTTAACATTTTCTATAAGAGAATTAAGAGTATTTTCATCGTAATCAATTTCTGTACTTACTGCTTTTGTTGGTTTCATAGATTCTGGATCGATAGGTCTTTCCAATCCAGGCCTGTCCATACCAATTCTTTTTCTGATTCTATGAGGTTGAGCTTTTTTCTCATAAAATTGGTTAACACCATGAATGGCTAAAATATTTTTACCATATTGGATCACATTGCTTCCGCCTTCTCCCATATATTCTGTGTTAAAGAATTTAGTAGAATCATCCCACATTCCTAAAGCTTTTAGTTCTGGTTCTATTTTTGGAAGCGCTTCATTAAATATAGTTAAAAGTTTTTCAATTGCAGGAGGCATGCCATGGCCTGGTGGCCATTTTTCATAAGCATCTTGCGATGTCATGCCAATAACAGATTTAGGATCAGAAGTGCCTCGATCCATACGAAAAGCTTTTCTACCCTCTCTATCTGTGACTAATTTGAAACTTACATTGATGCCATCCCATTTAATACTGGCTGGTTTGGCTTGTAAAAGATCTGCTACGTCTAAAAAGAAATCTCTTAGATCTTCGCCTGTGTTAACCCAACCTACATCAAAGGGGTGATTCATGTGTCCTGGAGTGCCCATTAATTACTCCTTTAAATCTTCTGTCCACATTTCTTTTATACCTTCAAAAAGAGTATTGTAATAATCTTCGTCTAATTCAAGAGATTCCTTTAAATCATCCCAAGTATAAGGTGTTCTTTCAGAAAGAGGTCTGTCATCGTGTACATGAAGGTTAACTTTTTTCTCAGAAGAAGGTCTATCATCGCGCTTAGGTGTACCTTTTCTTCGCTTTTGTCTTTTTTTCTTTTTCGGCGCCGTCTCCCCGGCTTTTTGACTGGATCCGTACGGATTCGAAACGCCAAACATCTGCCTGCCGAATACGCTATATGGGTTAATATAAAAATAATCTTTTCCTTCTTCGCCAGAAGGTGCTTCTGTTATGGGCGGGTACGCGGAGAAATTCTCTCTCTTATGCCCGTTGTCTTTTCTAAGTAGAGTGCCATCCATATCGTAAAAATAATACGCTACCTTTGTTTTTGCACCCGCGTCGGGCTCCGGAAACACAAGACTGTAACGGCCTCCTTGAGTTTGTTCCGCTAGAGTTTTAAATGGATTATAGTCAATAGGCATGCCCTGAGTTTCCCCTACTGGAATATCTCGTTCCCACAAATCGTGTGCTAGTGGATTGTCAATAGTAGCACCAGGATAAAGGCCAAGCCTTGATGGATTGAGCCATATAAAGCCGACGCCTGTGATAAAGTAAGCTGAGCGTCTAAGAAAACGGGCCCACGGACCTTGGCTAATAAGCGGAGTAGGTGTCAGTATTCCCCTAGTGGAATCATATCCCCACTGGCGCCTAATACCGGCGTCTTTTCGGTCTCTTCCTGTCAGCATTATTCTATCGAGAGTTTCGTCTCCAATATTGTCGAGGTATTTTGCAGCTATTGTTTTTTCTTCCAGGGTGGCCCCGACATCATCAAGAGTTGCAAGTCTTTTCTGTATCTCGATCCGGGCATCAGCACTTGTAGCTGATTGCGTTAAACCTCTACGACTGAAGCCATCGAAAATGACCACATCTTCGCCTAATTCATTTTTCATCGTTTGTACCCCATACCGATCCTCTGTACCTTTAAGGCGCTTCCCGCTCTGGAGTTGTTTCATTATCTTCTTTGGAGAAGAATAAGGGGGTATAATAGCAATTGGCTCACCAGGAGCCGCTCCTGGCGCGTGGCGCATCGCGAATTTTTTGTCTATCCCCTTTTCAAAACCGCGGATATCACGACGGCCCCCTGCATAGAGGCCTCTTCCGAATATTCTATCCATCGACCATTCCTTCCGTGGATCAATCAAGTCGATTCCGGGCTTGGCCCGCGGATCAAATAACTTGACCGGCGCTTGACGTGCAGCAGCTTGTGCTGCCAAATCCGCGGGACTGTATATCTGTTTGGGATCAACGGTCACGCTAGGCGCCGGTTCATGAACCGACGAGGCCCGGCGCGCCTCCAAATCCGCACCTGTAGGTAATTTCCGCTTGGGGTGTTTAACAAAACGCGCGCCCGGTATTGGGTGATGCACGCTCGCCCTAGCACCTGAAGTAGTTCTTGCTAGTGGGCCAGCTTCAGGAGGTATGCCCGCGGCAACTGTTTTTTTAAAAAGCTCAGCTTTTTTCGGACTCATCATAGCCCTTGCCGCAACCTTATCCAGCGCGCCAAGACCCCTTAAAAGGGCTAGCTCGACGGCAGCGTTTATAAATGCCTTAGAAAATGTTTCCCCAGGTTTCTCCATAGGGAAAGCGCTTTCTCCATATCTTTTTCTCAACTGGCGCGCCACCGCCGCTTGCCCCAGCCGTCGCGCAGCAGCATCGGACCTCGGCATAGGATGCGCGTAAATTTCGTGAGCCTGTGTTGGCCGGATCCATGGCTTGGATACGGGCAGCTTTCTCTTCCAATGGCCGGTCTTCCCGGCCTCATCGTAGTCATCTATCATCTTCTGCGCGGCGCCCTCGGCGCCATATTCGGTCAAATACCATCCAATATCTTTGCCGAACTGTGGGTTGGGCCTGCAATTCTTGTCGTTCTTATCGCAAAACATCTCCATTCGGGACACTACCTTGACCCACGCAGCAGCTTTTTCATTGAGTTTCCATTCCCCTGGCTGTTCGAAGTCCTTGGGGTATCCACGCAGCGGCTTGTCCTTAAGATACCATTCTGGCGGACGTCCGTGCCACGCAGACGATCGTCCACCCGGCTCTTTCGGGCCCAATATGCCGCCAGCGTAACCAGGGCCATATGATTCAACAGATTGGCCCCTTTGGCCGGTTGCTCCGCGCCACCAATCTCCGAGCGCGGCGTCAAAGAATGTTGGATGTTCTAAGTTAGGATCGGCGTAGTGTAATTCCCCGCCAGAGCGCGGGTAGGGGCCCACGTCGGTCATCCCTTGTTCGCGCGCGGCCGCAATATTTGCTGCTTTTATTCGTGCGATTTGTTCAGGTGTATGTCGCAAACCCAGTCCAGTTCGCGCGCTTTTGGGCTCCATTTGGGGGCGTTTGGCACGTATGCGCGTTAGCTCACCGGTCTCACCCGCATAGTAAGGTGCTCCTTCCGGCGCCAAAGACTCCCCCCGAGATCCGTAGTATCGGGTTGGGCGGCCCGTTGCAACAGCCAAACTCTGCCGCGCGGGCCCTGTCCTGGTACTGAGACCCCTCGGACCGACGCCGCCGAACAGAGCCGCAACGGCGTCGATTTCGGCTTCTTCAGCGGCCAAGTCCGCGACGCTAGCGGCGCGGATATCCGGCAAGTGAGTGCGCCAATTACGTAAAGGAACGTCCCAATCAATCGTCGAATACGGCGCCGGTTCTGGCCGACGCGGAGAAATTATTGGACTTGGGCCGGAAGGAGTGGTACCTCCAATAGCCGCTGGCAATAGCCCCGTCAAGGTCGCGAGGCCAAGCTGCTCCTTTAAAAGTTTTTTGCTTTCGTTTATGAGCCCATTTAAAGATTCACCTATAGGTTCATCGGGCTCACTACTATCTTCATCATCATCGTCATCACCATCGTCATCACCACCATCGTCATCGTCATCGTCTTCAGTAACGACATCACCAGCGCGTTTTTCACCAGTATTCTCGTCGTGAAGTGTAATTGAATCTGCTTCACCAGATTCTGCTTCTTTCACCAAGCCAAACTTTTTCATTAACCTAGAATTAATTTCATTATCTTTCCATTCTTTTAATGGTTCTTTATTGGACATGTCTTCTCCTCCGTCCTCAGTTATAACTGTTTCATAATAAATAGATTCACTTAATTGCTTCTTCCTTCCATCTTCCCAATCTCTAAAACAAAGATTTCCTTGTTCGTATGCTTCTCTTTCCATTTCTCGCATATGTTCGTCTTCTTGTGCATATCCTACTGCAGTAGAGGCGATATCATCTAAGTCTCCTCTGCAACATTGATTGTGGTGCACTAATTCATGAGAAACAGATCTTAATATATCTTTTGGATGTCGTCCGGAAACATAAATTGTAATTTCCATTGTATCTGGATTATAGCCACCTGTTTTTCCTAAAGGGTTTGCCGCATTTTCTTCATCTCCCAATAAAAATAACTTAGGAGGGCGTTTAAATCCATGTCTTTCTTGTGCAAAGGGCATAAATTCTTGAATTAGTTCCTCTAAAGGTCCCAAATCTAATCCTGAATTATTAAATATTTCAAACACTAACTTGTCCTTTATTCATCTTTAAACAGTAAGTTCTTCGCCCTCTTCTTGAGGCGTCCATCTTCTTCCTGTAGACATAGAACTTAAAACGGTATCAAGAATCTCTATGACCAATTGACCAATTTGGTTTTGAGGCTTTATTGAACCAATTTCATTTGTAAGCTTTGAATAAATATCGTGTCCAATATCAACAATTTTATCTCTAAGTGGGCCTGAAGGCGCGTTTAGAGCAACAGTCTCTAATTTAGAATCAAGAAATGCCGGGAACTCACCTGAACTGGCCATTGGCGGAACATCCCTAACACCCTCTTCAGGAATGGCTGCTACATTCGGATTCTGGTTAAAACCACCATAACCTGCAGTACTTTCTGCTGGTGGCCAATTTTGTTCATTTAATTTACCTTCTTTGATCAAGTTATGAATAACGTGCTCATGAGCAATTTGATTAAAATAAGCTTCATTCTTTTTTACTTCTTTTAAGATATCTGTATATTCTTTTTGAATAATTTTTTTAAGCTGTTTTTTCCTAACTTGAACCATACTTAATCTCCTATTATTTAGGTATCTTTTGCAGACTTTTCCCGGTTTGTTGTAGTTCGTCGTTAATATCTTTAAGGAACTCCTCTACGCCTTCTTCTCGATGCGCGAGGTCAGACATAATACTGCCCATATCACGGATATGTAGATCAGCTTGTTCAGAGCCTTTATCTCCACCGTCTTCACCTAGTTGCAACAATAATGTTGCAAATTCAGCAAAAGCGGGACCGGCATTTTGACGTATGGCCATGATTTTTTGTTCTCGCTGTTTAGCTTCCATTTCGGCGCGCTCTTGCTCTGCCGCGGCCTGCTGTGCCAGACCTGCAGCTTCCTCTTGTTCATTTAAAAAACCATACCAATTTTCAAAATAATTATATGATTCGTCGTAATAGCGCTTTGAAGACATAAAGATAAACCTCTGTTGTAAATAGTTTATCTTATATGTTTGTTCCTTTTTTTTTGGTTTTTAAGAATTAGTACTCAGATATGTGCTAGCGCTCATTTTTATCATCTCTTGTTAATATAAGAGATAACATACTAAATATAAGTCCAACGATTCCTATAGTTACTATAAATCCCTTTAAAAAGCCTAATTTACAAAATAAAAATCCCATGGCTATGGTTTAGAGGACCCGCATGCAGTTTCGTCGAGAATTTCAAGAAGATTGTTATACATTTCAATGGCTTTCATTGTGAGTTCATAAATTTTCCCACCTAGACCAGCTTTAACCAGCGATTCGTAATTATGCGCACTGCTGGCATAATTAATTACATTATAGGATGTAAAAACATATACTGCCAATTCGTCTGCTGCATTAATCATATTTGCTAAAATTGGCTCTGTAATCATTGGGTTCATATAAGTTTGCCCTTCTTCGTCAGAAAATAAAATAATTACATGTTTTGCATCATCTCGCCAACTAACACTCCATTGTTCTTTCGGTGGGACGGATTCGGATGTGCCCCACATCCATGAAAGATCAGACATTTGATATGGAAGTGAAGCGG